CTACTTTTGATAAAGGAACTGCTGGTATAAAATGGATTAGAGGAACTTTGTTACCTGCTGATACAACAGCAGCGTCACTAGGTACTACTGGAACAGATTACCACCAAGGTATATTCCAGATAGATTATTTTAATGAGGTTGGCATTGGCGCTTTTGAAGATGATATGGATTCAATAGCCAACACATTTAAACGAGGTACGGTTTTGACCCACAGTGGTACTACCGTTAGAATTTTGAACGTATCACTAGGCGTTGGGCGCAGAGATGGTGCATTTTTTGTTAGAAATATAGATGTATCTTATTATGCGGTAACGCCCGCTAGGAGTTAATTATGGCAATTGCAAGTGGAACTAACGTAGTAGTTGGTTTTAAAGAAGAAACAACTTATGGAACGGCTGCAACTGGGACTGACTACACAATCATCCCTTTTAAGTCTGCTAGTTTAAGTTTAGCTAAGACTAATCACGAATCTGCGGTTATTACTGGCAATCGTGAATTACAAGACGTAATTATGGGCGCCCACTCTGTTACAGGTGAAATAGCTTTTGATTTAGCTCACCAGCCAGCATACATAGAAATGTTGCGCGGAGTTTTGGGAGATGATGCGTTAAGTGGTGGTGCTATGGAGATTGGCTCAGTTCGTCAATCTTACACTATAGCTCAAGACTTCGGCACTGACCTAAACGGTGGTGATGACGCACATATTTATAAAGGTTGTGAGTTTAATAACTTTTCAATGAGTATTCCTGCTGACGGTCTTATTGAGTGCTCTGTTGGTATTGTTGGCGCAACAATGACTACTGAAACTGCACCTTCTGATACCGATCCAGATGATGACGGAAGTAATTATGTTGAAGCTAACAACCCTTTCCATTCTTCTGACGCTACAATTACCTCTAGTGAGCTTGATGCAATCTTAACAGACCTTTCTTTATCTGTTGAGAACGGTATTGAGACTACTAACAAGGTTGGTGCGGTTATTCCAATCCAAGGTGGTATCGGTAAATGTCGTGTAAGTGGCTCTGTAACTGCTCACTTTCAAAGCGATGCTCTCTTAGAGAAGTTTATTAATAACACTTCAAGCTCTCTAACAGTCAGCTTTGGCTCAGGGGCTACTGGTATGAGTTTTACTATGGCTAAAATTATCTACACTACTGGTGCTGTTGAAGTAGGCGGTGAAGGGTTGTTATCTGTAGCTATGGACTTTGTTGCAGTAGCTAATAACGCAGCAACTTCTGCATTGGTAATTGATACAGATTTATCGTAAGACTAAATAGCCTCGCTGGGCGGGGCTTTACTTAACTAAAAAGGGTGATTTATGAAAGTAAGTGAACTTTATACAACTGATTTACACGAAGCTGGCTCTGAAGTAGAGATACTTGATGACCAAGGTAATGAAACAGGCCTTTTCATTAAAGTAATGGGTATGGACTCTCCTGTATTCCGAGCGCAAGCAAAGAAGCAGCAGAAATCATATATGGAAGCTCTTAGAGCGAACAAAGACTTTGATGACGAGTTAATGACTATAGATAGTTTGGTTGCATCAACAATAGGTTGGCGCGGCACAGACGAAAACTTTACTAAAAAGTTATGCAAGGAGTTATACACAAAAGCCCCTTACATCAGAGATCAGATTGACACTTTTATGGCTGACAGGTCAAATTTTACGACAGCCAAGCCGAAAAAATAATCGCGTTTGGCAAATGGGTTTTTTTTGCTAACGGTAGAATCAAGGGTAGTAAATCCACAAGGCTAGAACAGTGGAAAGCTATTGAAAGAATATCTGGTCGCGCTCCTAGAGAGTTGCACGATCAACCTACCCTTGACGACCACCTTATCAGCACTTGGAATGCTTACTGTCTAATCTCTAAAGGTGTGGAGAGTATAGGTCTGCAAGATATATTGGCTTACTCTAAACTGTATGACGAACACTTAGATAGATGGCAAATAAATGCCATTTTAGGCTTAGATGAAGAAAGGCTAAAACAATGGCAGACACAATCGCAAGACTGATATTTCAAGCAGACACTTCTGAAATAAAAGAAGCTAACAAAGAGCTAAAGAAGTTAGCAACGGAGTCTGGTAAAACTGCCAAATCTATTAGTGATGGGTCTAAGGCTCAAAAAGCAAGCACTACTGCGACAAACGCTAATACCGAAGCAACAAAAAAAGCTAACGCTATAAAAAGAGCTGAAATAAAAGCGTATGCCTTACAGCTTAGTGCTGTTAAAAAAGCGCATATAAATGCCCATCGAGAAGAATTAAAAAGAAAAAGTTTATCAGAGAAGATAAAACAGCAAAAAGCTGCGTCTGCAAAACTAACCAGAGAAAAAATAAAAGAAAAAGAAGCAGCAAAAAAACTAATAGCTGTACAAAGAGCTGAAATAAATGCTTACAAAGAGGCTGCAAGAAGAAAAATAGCAGCCGCAAAAGCATCAGAGAGGCTTGCAAAGAAACAAGCAAAGTTAGCTGAAAAATTAAATAAAACCTCCACGGCTGCTGGTAAGGTAAAGACAAAAACAGATGATATGGTTATGGGGCTAAAGAAAGCCTCTAACTCTGCTGCCGTATTAACTGGCCCACTTGGCGGTGTATCTGGTCGATTATCTTTCTTAGCTACAGGTCTTGCTAGGTTTGGCGCAGCGGGTCTTGCTGCTGGCGTTGGGTTCGCTGCTATAGGTACTGCTGCTGGCGTTGCTTTAAGCACTTTTAAAAGATACGAAGAACAAATGTTTAGGCTGCAAGCTGTAGTAAAGGCTACAGGTGGTGCAGCAGGATTTTCTGCAAGTCAATTAAATGATATGGCGGTGGCGTCTGCCAGAGATACAATGGCTAGTGCAGAGGATATTAGAAACGCGCAAGGCATTATGCTGACCTTTAAAGCGGTACAGGGAGATGTATTTAAAAGGTCTATAGCCCTTACTTCTGATGTTGGCGCAGTTATGGGAACCACAGCAGCCAGCGGAGCTAAGTCTCTAGGTAAAGCATTAGAAGATCCAATAAATAATCTATCTGCATTAACAAGAAATGGTATTAGCTTTACTGAGGCTGAAAAAGATAAAATAAAAGCCTTAGCTGAGTCTGGAAAGTTAAGCGTGGCGCAAGGATTAATTCTTGACAAAATTAATGAGCAGGTTGGCGGCGCTTCTGGTGGCGGCGGCCTTTCTGCTGCAACAGACCTACTTAAAGATAACTTTATACAGCTTGGAATTGGGTTTGCTAAAACTTCAGGCTTGGCATCTTTAGCTGCACAGACGATAACAGGTTTGGCGAAGGCTGTCGGGTTTTTAGCTGACGGAGTAACTGACACGACAGATGAGCGTTTAGCTAAGGTTGATAAAGAGATCGCTGTTCAGAAGATGCTTGCAGAAGATGCGGAAATGTTCGCGAATGTAAGACTGAAAGCGGAGATGAAACTTAAAAAACTACAACAAGAAAGGAATGCCTTAGCACCGCCAGAAAAGAAAAAAGCAACTGGTGGCTTTGTAGACGATTTTGATGATTACAACTTTGAAGAAGATGACGAAAGAGAAGATCCTTTAGCAAAACTACGGGAAGATATTGCAAAAGAAAAAGCAGCTAAAGATAAAGCTGCTGCTGACGATGAAAAAAGAAAAGAAAAAGCCAAGCAAAAAGAAATTGCCAGAAAAGAGGAAGCCAAGGCTGCAAACCAATTAGCCGCAGAGGAAGAAATGGCTCAAGCGGCTATTTATCAACTTCAGCGTCAAGACAGACTCACAGAAGCCGCTTTGTTTGAGAAAGAACTTAAAGATCAATTAGCGCAACAAGATATAGCTAGAATGGTTGCTGCTGGTGAAATTGAGGCTAGTACAGCGCAGGCATTACTTGAAGCTAAACTTGATAGAATTAGATCGGAGTACGATCAAGAGTTAGAGGTTATTGAAGAAAAAGAGCAAGAAAAGTCTGATGCCAGAGTAGCTAGAGAGGAAAGAGAGCTTAAAGAAAAGTCAAGATTGGGCGATCTTGAAGCTCAAGCTAAAATCAAAAGAGATAAGTTTGAAAAGCTAAGTGAGATACAAAAAGCCAAGTTTATGACTGGTATGTATGCTAAGGCTTTTGGCACGTTTGCGGGTCAAAGTAAAAAAATGTTTAAATTGCAAAAAGCTGCTGGTATTGCTAACGCAACAATAAATATGTTTGAGGGCGTCAATGCTGGTGTGAAGTTGGGCTGGCCTATGGCGATACCCGCGGTTGCTTACGCTTTAGGCACAGGTATGAATAGCATTAAGCAAATACAGGCACAGCAGTTTGATGGCGCATCGTCTGGTGGCGCATCGTCTGGTGGTGGCGGTGGCGGTGGCGGTGGCGGTGGCGCAACCCCATCAATAGGTACGCCACCCATACAGCCAGCAGATCAAATAAATGAAGTTATTGCACCACAGCCTATAAACGTATCTGTAGATGGCTCTATTGACCCAGAGGGTGCAAGACGTATCATAGAGGCTATTAACGAAGCGACCGAAGATGGTCTTGAGATTAACGCATTGGTGGGTTCATAATGTCCGGAGCACTTTTAGTAGATAACAAACTGCACCACGAATACTGGCGAAAAAGGTCTGGCACAACCAGTG